GCACGTCAAGAGGTAGCGCGAGCCTTGGTTAAGCTTGGGCGCACCTCGAAGAAGGCAAAATGAAAGGCCCCCGCAAAGGGGGCCCTTCAGTTTGGGCGGCTAGCTGTTGGTCGCGAGGCCGAACCGGTGGAAGGCGCGCCACACTGTCTGGTAGCGGACCTTGCGCTTCCGCGCGACCTGCAGAACCGACAGACCCTTGTTCGCGTCGCGGAGAATCTTCTCCGTCTGCGACAGCCGGCGGAACTGGCCGTTCGCTGTCCTGGTATTCACTTGAGCCTCCTTGGCTGGTTGTTCGCTTCGCCTGGGTGGCGTTGCTTGATGACCTCATATTCAGGCAGGTAGCGCGTGCGTGCACCCGGGCAAAGGTCCCAAAACTTCGGGACGGTTTGGCCCTTGCCTTCCTGTTACGGCTGTGTTATAATGTCGTGAGTTTCCTCAAGTACCCTGCTACGCTAACCTGCGATTATAACACAGGACTCAAGCGAAAGCACGGGACAATCGTCGTGAAGTTCTGGGACATCTGACCGTGGCTTTACCTGTGGGCGTAGCTCATAATACGGGTATAGGCAACCACACAAACCGCAGTAGGTTGACCCGCACCTTAACAACGGGGAATAGCAGGCCAGTCCAACGAAGCCTCGAGCTGCCTTGTGCAGGTCGAAGGCCTTGAGCTGTCCGAGAATTCCGAGTGGGATTCACCCGAGTCCCGCTCTATAATCAGAGTCTAGGCAACTGCCTAGGCACCGCACTGCCGAAAGGCAAGGAGGCCAACGTGCCGAACCGGAAGAAGGAAGCCCTCACGGGCCCTCAGACGGAGGCCGCTGTCGACGCTCAGCCCGAGGTTCCGCTCAAGGACCAAGTCCTCGAGATGTGGACGCAGGGCCAGTCGCGCAGCGAAATCGCCAAGCACTTTGACATCCCCTACCAGCGCGTCTTCGCGCTGACCAAGGGTGTCGAAGGTGGTCCTCCCAACGCTACCGGTCGAGCCCGAGTCATGGTCGAAGCCAGTGAGAAGCTGACTGAGGCCGGTCTCGAGGAACTGGTGGGCATGGCCCGCGCGGACGCAATTCGTCAGCTGTACACCGGCGACGACGAGCGGTTCGCAGGGAAGCTGGGACCCATCTCCCGCCTCCTGGATACGTCCTATCAGGTCGCATTCCAGGCCACGAAGGCGCTTCGTCAGGATGAGGACGGGGAACTCGAGGACGAGTCCACCGAAACCGAGTCCGAGGATGAGGACGCCACCGAGGAAGAGGAGGAGGAGGAGTTCGACGAGGACGAGGCTGAGGCCGCAGACGACAACTAGTCGTAACGGACTCACGGAACTCGTAGCAAGAACCCGAAGGGCTAACCCCCCTTCGGGTCTTTTGCTCTGCCTTGACCCCGGAGACACAACCGGATATGCAGTATTTGCCCAAGCTGAGCTAAGGAAAGCTGCTCAGTTCAGGGTCCAACACCTAGCCGACTTCGCGCGGTTGATTGACTGGGTGAAGCCTGCTTACATCGTAGCCGAGAACTACCGCGTGTATGCTCACCGCCTAAAGCAACACACCAACTCTACCGTACCCACAATTCAGTACATTGGAGCTATCAAGCTCATGGCTGAATTACGTGAAATTCCGTTAACCCTGCAGTGGGCATTTCAGGCTAAAGGCTTCGGTACAGACCGCCGACTTAAGGCCCTAGATTTGTACCAAGTCAACAAGCCACATGCTAATGATGCTATCAGACATGCCGTATACTGGTACGTATTCCATAAAGATAACCAAAAGTCCGGGCTTGAAATTCCCAAAACGCTTCACTATAATAGATAGTAGGAGCCAAGGAAGGGAAGTAACAGAATGGGTGACCCAGCCCACGGTGAGCCTGGACATGACTGCCCGCTGGACAAAGACTACACCGTCGTTCTGGCCGGAATAAACCTAGTGGCTATCGAAGATGCGCTCGAAGAAGGTTTAAGACAGGCCGTATCCCGATTGGGTAGGGAACTGGACCGCATGATGATAGGCGAAGTCACAGATGTTGCTAGGGGTGTGGAGATTACTGCGTTCCGCATCGAGGCGTTCACCCAGGCATTACTCCGCATACAGGAGCAGATAGACAAAATTGAGGACCACGAACCTACGGTTCCGAAGTCAGCTGAGCAACTCCGCGAAGAGGAATTCCGTGGCGCCTGATGAACCGACGACGCCGACGCTGGCCGAGGCAGTGCGAAACTTCCTCATCGTGAACTTTCGGTATGTCCACCAGACCGGAGGCAAGCCAACGACGGACGAGGACATGGACGCCGCGATGCGTGGGCTTTCTGACGCCCTCGCCGCCCACGAGGCCCAGAAGGAGGGAGCGACACATGGGTGAGATGACCGATGACTGGACCGCTGAGGAGGAGCATCTGGCCTCGCTAGAAGTGCCACCTTGGGACGCGAGCACCATCCCGGCCATGCCCACCGAGGGGCTGCTGGCGGCGCACAAGGCGCTCATCAAGGTGGCGCTGGCACGGGCAGATGGCGAGCGACGCGGCCTGTACGGGAGGGACGGCCTCAACACACCTCTCACCGAGGCTGCCGACGCCTACCGACGCATCGACCCCACCGGCTCTACCCTAGCCCGGCAGGCTGCCATCGGCGCCGCGGTGGAGCGGCTCATCGACTACGCCCCCGACCTGGTAGCCAGGATGGTCTATGAGCAGAGAGAGTGGCACGTCCAGCACATCCACTATCAGGATGTGACCGATGGTCGTGGCCCCACCCTCCTCGCCGCCATCGACGCAGCCCTGGGGACGAAGCCATGATGCCTGACTTAGCAACTGGTGACCGCGTCATTGTTCGTCACCACCGCACAAAGGTCAAGCTTGCTAAGGGTGAGGTCGTAGACCCGGATGAGAGACCGGGTTTTGTTCCTGGGCTCCACGACTACGTCAGGGTTCGCATTACCAAACCATTCGCCAGAGAACTTCACAAGGGTATGGAGATTTATGCCCACCGCAGGTACGTCCGTCGCTTAGTCCCAAAGGTAGCTGCAGAAACACAGGAGGAGGGTGCATGACCCCGGAACTCGAAACCATTGCCTCCGTCCACGTTCCGAACAATATCAGGTCCCGTCGGCGCCTCTGTACATTCGACTCAATGAATTGGCCGTGTCACACGGCACTCTTCGTCCAGGCCTTACGGTCAGCCGAAGTCAAGCTTGCGGACACTGCTGCAGAGATGCCAGGCCCCGGGCACGATGCACAGACACGGTACGTCGTAAGGGAACCGTGGTAAAGAGGTTCAGCTGCCACGTATGTGATGCAGCACCTGCTCGGGTTTACATTCCGTCCAAGGGTGTTCTGATTTGTGGCGTTTGTTGGCACCGCGGGCGCATCCTTGCCGACATTATCCGCAGGCTTCGTCGGTGGCAAGCAGAACAGAAAGTAGCGTAACATGTGCCAGGTGCAAGACCCCCGAGTAACACGCCCTGAAGAGTTCGACTTCAACACGCCTGTCGACCTAACTCTAGCTCCGGACATCCAGCGTATCGTAGAAGCCCTGGGACACGTTGCTGCCTATGCCGAACAGTTCGACAGGGACTGGTATAGCCCCGGCGACGAAGTTGCCTTGTGGAATGAAGCCGAAAAGGTCATTGCCGAGGAACTCAGGGAAGACACCCCCCTATGACCATTCAGCTCATTTGTGACATGTGCCGCCAACCTAAAGAGTCAGTAATGCACTACTCTTTGGTTCACCACATGCCCAAGGCCGAAGACGATTCCAGGCACCGGCGGCGTCAGTATGCTGGGTCCATCGACATCTGTACCGATTGCATCGAGCGCATTACTCATGATGGCCGGGACAGTGCGCACAAGCAGCATGCCAGTAAGAAGCGTATTGAGTTCGGGGTCGTCCGCCGGTGAGCACCCTCCGGCCTTACCAGCAAGCTGGTGTTGATTTCCTGGTGCATACCCGACGGGCCATCTTGGCAGATGAACCCGGCCTGGGGAAAACGGCGCAAGCTCTAGTTGCCGCCAACCGCCTTGGAATCGACCGGATGCTCGTTGTTGCTCCCAAGACGGCAGCTGGTGTTTGGGCTGATGAACGAGATACTTGGGACCCGTATGGCCCTGAGATTGTTATCTACCAGGGTGCTCGACGACACAAGCAGAGTAGCCTACGGGACTCTCGTATCTTCGTAACGAACTATTCCCTGCTCCGTGAAACCCTCAGTGGGACCTATTGGCCCCTCATTGTCTGGGATGAGGCCCACAAGCTCAAGGACAGGCATGCAAAGACCTTGTTCAGGGTCGTCAAGACGTATGTATCTGCTCGCAACCATTTCTTCCTAACCGGGTCCCCCATTCGTCACAGTGCCGGAGACTTGTGGCCCCTTCTGAACATCATCAACCCGGGGCAGTGGGGTTCATACTGGGATTTCGTCCAGGAGTTCTGTTCCGTTTGGCACGACGAGTTTGGCTGGCATGTAGAGGGCGTTCACAATGACGAGGCCCTTCGTGCGAAACTCCAGAGCATCATGTTGCGGCGAAGGAAGGAAGACGAACTACCTGGTCTGCCCCCAAAGCAGAGGCAGTTCATTCCGCTCGAAATGGCAAGGGCTCAGCAGCAGGCATACACCCAGCTTGCACAAGAGTGGGTAACCGAAACTACGACCGGATTACTAGCGGTTCCAACGAAGTTGGCTTTACTAACCCGGCTCCGCCAGCTCCTGGTACACCCTGCACTCATTGGCATCGATGCTCCGTCTGCTGCCTTTGATGCACTTAGGGACCAGGCAGTTACAAACGGCGAGCCTATTGTTGTGTACACACCCTTCCCGTCAGTCTTCCCCCTCCTGGTTGACATGTTCGACAAAATGCACTGGAAGCATTGGGTAGTAAAGGGTGGAATGTCGCCACAGCAGATGTCTGCTAACGTCCGTTCTTTCCAGCTAGCGCAGGAACCAGAGCGCGCCTTATTTGTGTCACTGGGAAGTGCCATTTCGTTTACGGCTAATGCAGCGTCGACCTCGTACCACTTAGGGTTTGACTGGAGCCCTGATGTCAACGTACAAGCTGAGGACCGGTTGCATCGAGAGAGTGCGGGTCGCCGCAAAGCCAACTTCGTTCTCAACCGGTACTTCGTACACCCCAAGACTGTAGATAGCCATCTACGAAAAGTCCTCGAGCGAAAGACATCATGGGCAAGGCTCATACTTGACCCCGAACAGTTACTCCGACCGGCATGGAAGGATACATAATTAGGGGCTTGACTTCACCTCTCAATTGCACTATAATAGAGATAGGAGAACACTAGCGCAGGAGTAACAATTGAAGACCTACGACGTCTCCCTCAGTGCAGACGAGATGGAGTATGTGATGATGGGGCTACACTGCTTCATAGAGAAGAATGCGGAGCATGCACAGAACCCGGAATTGCGTACCATTTCGTCAGACACAAAGGACCTCAACCTTGTTGACGAGATGTGGGCACCACAGCACGTCGAGGTATCGCGGCTCCTCGATAAGCTGGTTGAGGTTACAGGCTACGACCTTGCAGTCGACGGACAGTAACAGAGTTGGACCCTCGACGTGAGTCGCTGTTCGATGTCGAGTGGCAAGTCCTAAGGGTCGGGCTGCTCGGTAATTGGCACGAAACTCCGGAACAGAACGTGCTCGTCCTCGTTCGGTACGTCCGAAAGGCAACCGGAGAAGCCGACAAGCTCGTCCGTCTATGGCGATGCATTAACCTCCTTAGGGCAGTACCCTTGGGGGAGAACAAAAGGGTCCGTCGGACTCTCCTCCGGTCGCGTCGCATTTTCGAACGGAAGTACAAGGTCCTTCAGGACTACGGAAACAAGTTCCCGAACTGGAGCTGGGCGCGGGTTCGTGCAGACCTTAGGTGGTTGTTAGAACAGGACCCCAGTTCGTTCAGGCAGCTCAAGGGGAACCTAGAGGGGCGCATGCAAAGGGTAGGCCAGCTGAACCAGAGTTACATGCAGGCAAAGCCTGAAACGGCAAAGTTCATTCGGCTTATGCGTGACGTAGAGTTCGAAGGGGAGGGCACACAGAATGTCTAGAACGCCGACTGATTACACACGGCTTCGGAACCGTTGTCCGAACTGTGGACACCGGCTGTCGATGCGGCACCCGAAAACTACGCGCTGTAGTACATTCATGGGGTTAGGAGCAGGGCCATCGGCACCACCCCCGGTTTCGTGTAAGTGTCAGAAGCACCTGCGTGAGGCCACAAAATTGGGGGCTTGACTTCCCCAGAGGAATGCTCTATAATTACAAGATAGGGGAGAAACAACCGCACGTGACCAAACGGGACGTAGCATACGTCTTGACGTACACAGGCTTCCTTTTTCTTATGGCTGGGTTCATCGTCGGTGTCATTACAGTCTTTGAACCTGTCCGATGACGACGGTAATCCTGTCAACGTCAGACCGACTTCTGTTCAAAAGGTGCCGGCGGAAATGGGACTGGCAAAGTACCCAACGCCAGAACCTAATCCCCGTTGCTGAAGCTGCCTCTTCGCCCCTGTGGTATGGCTCGGGCTTCCATTTTGCCCTTGAAGACTTCCACGGGCACAAGCGTTACCCTTCAGCGTTCGATGCCTTCACTGCATACAGTAAGGCATTTCGTCCCCACGAACTCCCGGCTGATTCCGAGGACCTAATGGTCCTGGCAGAAGGAATGCTTGCTCACTATACAATGTCCTGGCTTCGACGCCGAGATGAGTACCAGACTCTTTGGGTAGATGGTGAACCGCAGGTCGAAGTATCAGTCGACTTGGACATCACCAACCTTGTTGTTCAGCGTGCTTGGCAACGGGATATGGCCTGGGTAACAGACCCACTCGATGACGCTGATGGCAAGATTGTTTACCGGGTGACATTCGACCGGGTATGCGTCGATAGTGAAGGCCGTCTGTACATCATGGACTACAAGACGGCTGCTAAGTTCGACTCAGCCAAGCTGGAGACTGATTCTCAGGTAACGGCCTATACCTGGGCTGGCCGGTACTTCTATGGTGACCGGTACGAGGTTGAAGGCATCATCTGGATGACGTTCAAGAAGGCCTTCCCCGATGTTCCAAAGGAGCTCGTGCGCGGCGGATTCAGTGAGAACAGGCAGGCAAGTGTTAGCTACGACACGTTTGCTGGAGCCCTGCTTACGAAGTACGGTGCTATTCCTACGTCGTACGTCCCGTACATGAACCACCTTGCTATGCAGGAAGGGGCTGACGGGGATAAGTTCATCAAGCGAGATATCATGCGGCGCAATGTAGCCTTTACCCAGAATGAAGAATGGAAGATTGCGGACGAGGTCCTCGACATGCTGAACCCGCAATTGTCCCTTTATCCGAATCCTACCCGTGACTGTTCCTGGGACTGTTCATTCCGGGTCCCGTGTCTCATGAAGGATGACGGTTCAGAGTGGGAGGAGTACATGGCCGGTGAATACGTTTCCTGGGTCGGATACAACGACTCCTGGAGGCAACGTATCGTTTACCCGGAGACAGTAGCACGGAGTAGCCCATGACAGCCGAAGAAGCAACAGCAACCCCCGGAACGCAAGGAATAGTAAAGGCTGCCCGAACGGCAGGAGCAGCGTCAGTACCTGCTCCCAGGCAAGTCCCCGACATTACCGACAAGCCTTCACCCTTCGCTCTTACGGTCGGAGCACTGACAGAAGAGGAAGGGTATCTTAACGTTCTGTTCTACGGAGCATATGGTGCAGGCAAAACGTACCTTGCATCAACAGCGCATTGGGTTCCGGAGATGCGAGATGTCTTGTACATCAACGTTGAGGCTGGAATCAAGGCCATCGTGTCACAGGACATCACGCGCATTCGGGTTAAGGACTACCGAACGTTTGCCCGTGTCCGTGAGTACCTTCGCCTTCACGCAAAGTACCGGGATGAGGGGAATGAGGAACGCCTACTCAAGACGGAACGGTGGCTTCGGCCGGGTGAGGACGTAGCTGCACCTCACCACTTCCGAACTGTCATCATTGACAGCTTGTCGGAAGTACAGAAGCTGTGTATGTACATGTTGCTCGGAATGGACCCGGAGACATACCAACTCGATGCAGTTCCCGCCTCCCCAGAGTTCGCTGAATGGAACCAATCCACTGAACTCATCCGTCTCCTCATTCGGCAGTTCCGTGACTTACCTTACCACATCATTATCGTCCTAGGTGAAATGGAGGTGGAGCAGGCAAAAGGAACCAATAAGACCCTACTGAAGCGTCCCAATCTCCAGGGCAGACGGCTTCCCGGAGAAGTCCAGGGTTTCCTGGATGTCGTTGGGTACTTAGCAGAAGCCGTCGTAGACGGAGAGACTGCACGCCGACTATACCTTCGCCGACTTAACGAGTCGTTCAACGCCAAGAACCGTTTCCACGGTAACCCCCCAAGATACATCGATAACCCCACAATGCAAGATTTGTGGAACCTGGAGGTAGCATCACGTGCCGCAGCCAACGCAAGCTCGCCGAACGGCGCAACGTCCCGCCCAGAGCGCAGCGCAGCGCGCCCCTCAGCCCCCGCCTCAGGCGGAACCCGAACCGGAACAGTACGAGGAAGAGGACCCGTTCGCGGACCAGGAAACCGAGTCGTACGCCGGGAACAGTGACAACGGGGACTTCGACTTCGACAGCATGGTTCTTGACCTCGAGAACGTCGAAGAGCCCGTCCGCGACATCTGGCCCAACGGAACGTACCCGGCCATCATTGAGAACGTTGAGCCTGACGTCTCTCAAGCCAAGGGCAATCCGATGCTGGTCTGGCAGCTCCATCTGTCCGACCCCAGCACAGGGAAGGAAAAGAACCGCCGGTACTACACTGTACTGGTAGGAGACGGAGCTGGACGAACCAAGCGGTCCATCAAGCGCGTTGCGCCGGACCTCGACCTGTCACAGTTCCGCCCCAACGATGCTGGAGACCTTTTGTCTGGGCTCGAGTGTCGTGCAGTCCTCCGTCGTGGACGTTACCAGGGCGAGGCAACCGACAACGTCGTAGATATCCTGGCCCCTCTCGGGGACTTCACACAGTAGGGGGAGTACCAAACACCCCGTTCGGGTCGCTTCGACGTTAGCATGGAGTCCGACGGGTAAATAAAGTCCTGAGTTGGAGGCTAACGATTAGTCCGACCCAGGCACTTAACAGAGGAGTAATGCAGTTAATGAGGAAACTCGGAACTGCAAGCAGAAACGTACTTCGGTACTACCTGGCCAGTAGTGGGAACTGGGAGCCTCTGGCTATACTTGCTACGTGAAAGGAAACCACGGCAATATGGTTGACTCGGTTGCCCTCCTTAGTGGTGGCCTTGACTCCTCGACCCTTGCATACCATCTGGTCAAAGGGCAGAACAAGACTGTTCACTTCCTATCCTTCTACTATGGTCAAAGACACGCCCGCGAACTCCAAGCCGCCCGATTCATTGCACAGGACCTGGAGCAGAAGCACGACATCATCTACATCGACAACGAGACACACGACTTCCTTCGGGGACCGGGGGCAACGTCGCTTACCAATCCTGAGGTAGAAGTTCCGGATGGCCATTACGCCGAAGAGACGATGAAGGCGACTATCGTCCCCAACCGGAATGCTATCATGTTGTCAGTTGCCTTCGGTGTTGCCATCTCGGACCAAGCTCCAGAAGTTGCCTTTGGTGCGCATGCCGGCGACCACTACATCTATCCCGACTGCCGTCCTGAGTTCATCCTGGCCTTCCAGCATGCAATGCTGCTCGGGAACGACAACAAGGTTTTGCTGTATTCACCCTTCGAAGCATCAACCAAAGCCGACATCGTCAGGTTGGGGTTCGACTTAAGTGTCCCACTCCACAAGACATGGTCCTGTTACAAGGGACGCTTGCGTCATTGTGGGACATGCGGCACATGTACTGAGCGCATCGAAGCCTTTCGGCTGGCCAAGGTTCCCGACCCCACAACGTATGAGGAGGTTCATACGGCATGACCTGGATTGCAACCATCGGTCCCGTTGAAGTTGCAGCTGCCCATTCGAACGGACCTCCTGGCCAGAAATGTTACAACATGCACGGACACGATTGGAAAGTCACTGTACAGTTCGGGTTCGCCCGCTTGGACGAATACGGCTGGGGTCCCGGCTTTGGCGAAGTCAAAGCCCTCATCCGTGAGTACGACCATCAGAACCTGAACGACATAGTCTCCCCACCCTCGGCCGAAGTGTTTGCTCAGACACTTTACAACCGCTTGCTCACTGCATTCCGAATTGCTCCGACCTTCGTCGAGGTCGAAGAAGCAGCCGGAAACGTCGTGCGGTACTACGAATGACGGCTGAACGGGTTTGCTTCGACATTCCAGAAGACCTACGTCCCCAGTCGTATACCTACCTCCTTCTGTTGAAGGAAATGTGGGAAATGCACCTAGCAAAGGCTGCCGGATATTCCGGACATCTAGAGGATGTGTGGGGAAACTTTCGAGGGACACAGGAGTTCGGCGTTGACACTGTCAGGGGCATTATGGTTCGGAAGAACGATAAGTGGAGTCGCATCAAGTCCCTAGTCAGCAACCCAGCCAATTCCCAGCTACCTGACGAGCCGCTCGAAGCAACGCTGCTTGACGATGCAGCCTACGACCTCATCATCATCTCCATCCTCCGGGAAGAACGGATGCCACTGCTAAATGACGACCCTACTGCCATTGGGAAGCCGAGGGGACACCCATGACTGAAACCTTCCCCGTAACCGAAATCTTTGGTCCGACAATTCAGGGGGAAGGAGCCATGATTGGAACGGTAACACACTTCGTCCGTTTTGGGGGGTGTGACTACCGTTGTGCGTGGTGCGATTCAGCTCATGCGGTTTTGCCGGAACAGGTTCGCCTGGCTGAGAGGCTAACATCCCTCGACATTGTACACCGGCTCGAGGAACTTCCTTACGCCCAATGGGTAACACTTTCAGGGGGCAACCCGGCTCTTCTGGAGCTGAACGACTTTATCCTCCTAGCCCTTCCTCTCGGGTTCAGGTTTGCGGCGGAAACGCAGGGGACCCTTTGGAAGGACTGGTTACAGTACCTGGATTTCCTGACTGTCTCGCCAAAGGGGCCCAGTTCAGGAAATGAAACGCCCCTTGAGGTTACTCAGGCATTCGTTGAAAAGGTACAGGTGTTCTTTGCCGAGGATTCCTGGTGCCTGAAGGTCGTTGTATTCAACACGAAGGACTACGAGTATGCCAGGAAGCTCCGGGAGGTATTCACAGAAGTCCCGTTCTTCCTCTCAGTCGGAACGTTCATGGGAGGACTTAGGGGAACTTTCGCGGGAGGAACTATTGACTCTCGGGATACTCTTCTCGGACGGCTTCAGTGGTTGGCAGAAAAAGCCGGCCGAGATTCCGTCTTCGCCGGAAGCGGAGTCCGCGTCCTTCCCCAGCTCCATGCACTCATCTGGGGACACGGCCGTGGGTTCTAGGGAAGACCGACTTGCTACGGAGTTGTTTCGTCGGTACGGGTCAGTTGAGAAGGGAAAGTACCGGTCTCTCGAACAGTGGGAACAGGACGCCGAAGCTATCCGGGATATGATTCAGGGTGAACCTATTCGGATGGAAGAAGTTGGCCTCGAGGAATTTGTCCGCGCCATTCTGTCCGAACTCGACTTGTCAGGGGAACACTTTGACCAAACCCCATCGCGCGTAGCTGCTATGCTCTGGAGCTTTCGGCAGAACCATAATCTAGCCCAAATCCTGGCAACGGGCTTTGAGGAGGTAGACGAGAATGTCATGGTTGTCCAGGGTAACATCCCGTTCAAGGGACTCTGTGCACACCACCTATTACCGTTTTTCGGAAGTGCGGTGGTTGGGTATGTCCCGAACGGACGAATCGTGGGTCTCTCCAAACTCACACGTCTCGTACAAGCAGCGGGTGAGCTTCAGCCTACAACTCAGGAGGATATTACTAACCGTATCGTTGACACGATTAGCGATGTTCTCCGACCTATCGGTGCGGGTGTCGTTACGCGTGCACTCCACGGGTGTATGGCGGTCCGCGGGGTTCACGCACCGAATACATGGACTACGGTTAGTGCACTTAAAGGACAGTTCCTCCTGAACCCCATCGTTCGGTCTGAATTCATGGAGCTTGCACGTGGGCAAATTAGCTGATGAGCTTCGAACACTCGTCCTAGAGGACCTGTCAGTTTGCCCGACCTGTCGTCGGCCAGCACTTGGTCTAAGGGAACTAGCGGAGGAAATTGGTTGTGATGCATCCCAGCTCTCCAAGTTTGTCCGAGACCGAAAAGGGTCCTACGGACTTACCCTCATTGAGCACCTCTATGCATTCTACGCCGGAGCCGATGCCACTACCGAACTTTCTAACTTTCTTCCAGTCGCCCCCTTACCCGTTCTGGCCCAGCTTAACGCGCACGGTGAACTAGCAGATGGCCTGTTGACCGTTGCCAACGTCGTAATGGCTGACCCGTTCCGGTACGAAGCATTCTTTCGCCGGCTCCGGGAAACCGGACAAGGCGTTGACATTACCCTGGATAACGGGCTCATCGAACAGGGGTACGCACTCCCTCCTGGAGTGATGATGGCAGCAGCCCAACTCCTACATGCGAAGACAGTTGTGCTCCCGGATGTTATTGCCGACAAGAAGGCGACGTTAGAAGCATCGCGGGAAACAGCAAAACTGTACGGAGAGGTTCATGCCGAAGTTACCCTAATGGGGGTAGCGCAGGGACGGAGCCTGGAAGAGTTTGTTACCTGCGGATGGGAGCTTGCGAAAGTAGCAGATGTACTTGCTGTGCCCCGCCATTCCGTTGCACGGGTAGGAACACGGAGTGAAATCATTCACCGACTGTACAAGGGAACCGGAAAACCGATTCACCTGCTCGGGTTCTCGGATGACGTCCTTGATGACCTCAACTGCGCACGCATGGAAGGGGTAATCGGAATTGATTCGGCA